TCGGGAACCCGGCGGGGGCGCCTGCAGCGATGGGCAACGTCCTCTGGTTGCCCTGGGCTGAGCGCCGCTGTTACTTGAAGTCTGCGAGACTCTTGTTCTCGTCTGCGAGATGCGCCTCGGTGTAGCGTAGAGCTGCACTGCGTGTTGCTCTTGCTGTACGTCTGCGAGCAGCGCGCGGTATGCCCTGCTCCTTGAGCACCGCGTCTATCGTTACCTGCGCGCTCTGCTCCTTGGTCCTGCGCGTTGCCCTTACTCCTGTGTGTGTAGCGTGCCGCGTGTTGCTCATCACATTCCTCTTACTACGTAGTAAGCAGCGAGTGCTGCGTGGTGTGCGGTGTGCGGTGTGCGGTACTTCCTGTGCACGCTGGGCGGGCGCCTGGGCGCTGGCCATGCCGGCGAACGCTGAGCAGGTGAAGAGCAGCAGCAGCGCCGCTCTGTGGCGGTTATTCACGTGGAGTGGTGGGGAGTCGAACCCCAGTCTGATGCGGGTCGCTGTAGCGGTCTACCGCACCATCGATACCGTCCCACCCCGGCGGTTCTGCTGACCAGGCAGCAAAGCCGCGCCGTGCTGTCTCCAGTGGTGCTCACACCAGTAGAGCGGTCCACTGAGGTGTACCGTCCTGACGTGGGCCCGCGCGCCGCAGCGGTCGCACCGATCGGTGACGTCCAGAGGCGCGGGTCCTGGCATGGTCTACCTCACAGGTACGGTGTGGGGTCCTCTGGGCCCTTGAACTTAGGGCGGAGGCGTGTAGCAGGGTCATCGTCATCGGTGGGCTCTACGGGCACCGTGCGGTCCTGGTGGGCGTATCCTGCGTGCTGCTCGTCGCCATAGGCGCCGGCGAAGAGCAGCGGAATGTTGGGCAGCAGGATGCCCTGCGAGATGAGACGCTGCACAGCACGTCGGGTGACAATCCTGCCAACGCGGTAACCCAGCACGAACGCCACGACCAGCGCGGCGACTGTGACGATGATCTGCATCACGCCCACACTTCCCGTGCAGTCTTGCGCGAGTGGCACGACTTGCACAACGTCTGAAGGTTGTCCTCCGACCAGCGGGCGCCGCCTTGCGCGACTGGGACCACGTGGTCGACCTCGTTGCCGAAGCGCCGGCACTCTTGGCAGGTGTACCGGTCACGCTTCAGCACTCGCCGGCGCAACGCGCGCCAGCGCTTTGTTCCGTAGAAGTCGCGACCTATGGTCCGGTCGCGTGCTTCCTTCGCCCTCTCCTTGCTGTGCCGCTCGCACCGACCGCGCTGCTCCGCGAAGTCCGGGCAACCGGGCTCAACGCACGCTGACTTGGGCATGAGAGATGGGGCGCACAGGTGCGTCCGCTTCGCAGCGCGACGACTTCCTTACGCCCCAACTCCCAAGCTCGCCCAGATGTGCGCGTCGTCCTCCAAGACGGTGCGTGCGACCGCCATGTGCTCCGCGATGGTGCGGACCTGATGGTCGCGAAGGATTGCGCGGGACTCGATGGTCAACTCACGCTCGACGAGGTGGTCGCGCGGGCAGCGCGTCCTGTAGACGCCGGCAGTGTCGTCAATGACGAGCGAGTCCAAGGGCACCGAAACAGTCGCGGCGCAGAAGACGCAGCGGACGGTGGCGTTCTTCGCCGGCATGTCCACACCTCGTCTCTTCGCGCGCGGGCGAGTGGTGCCCTCTACCATAGGTCAGTTCTGTAGCGGTCCCGAGTGCCGTTCTGGACCCTAATGTCCGATTTGGGTAGGTTCTAGGCCAGAAATGTAGCCCATTTGGCCTATTGTTTCGAGCGCCCCAGAGGACGATAATCATCATGTAAGCAACAACGAGTGAACGGAGCAGGACATGAAGAACAACGTCGACCAGCACGGTGTCTGGCACTGCCCGCAGTGCGACCACACCGCGAACGTCGGAGTCAACAACCTCCCCAACCTCCTGACTGCAGTCGGACACCTTGCAGTCCACGTGAAGGGTGCATGAGATGACACGCAACGACCAGAACGAGAACCTGACGCAGATCACGATCAACGTGCAGTACCTTGCAGACAGTGGGTTTGACCTCGACGAACTGATGAACGCATTGTACGCACAGATCGAAGACGCGCACGGAGTCAAGACCTTCCGTGCGGAGACGTACACAGAGACTGACATCTGGGGCACCACTAACACGAACGAGGAGAACTAACCCATGAACATTGTTGGAATGCACGCAGGGTCTGTTGAGTACGACATCAACGACGCGGCAGTAGACATTGACGAGTTGATCCGCGTTCTTGAAGACGCAAAACAAGACGGTGCGACACGCATCGTTGGGTTCAGTGGCAACTACAGAGGTGCGCAGTACGTGCGACTCAGCACTGACATTACGTTCCTAGACGACAGTGATGCGTGGGACGCAATGTGACTCTCCACCCGCAACGACTCTGACTAAGAGTAGATGACACCTCAGGAGGTAAGTGATGCCCAGACTCGCGTTGCAATGCCGTGCAACAGTGCGACGTGTACGCGCGACGTCGAGTGTCTCGTTCGAGGAGTTGTACCTTGACGCCACAAACACCTGTGTGCCCATGACCTTCGAGACTGAGGACGTCGAGTGCATTCTCTACGAAGGGCATCGCGGACCGCACCACACAAGTCAAGGCATGACCTTCTCAAACGACGCGCGATCTGACGTCCAATGCTCGTCTACGTTCTACGAGTCGCTGTCTGACTGGGTTCATGCCTGCGACCTCGCTGAGGGGCACCCTGGGGTCCACAGGTCACGTAGTAGCACTGACGTCTTCCGTTCCTACCAGTGGACCGAATGGGACGCACGGGTGTCACCAGACCGTCCCGGGGCGCGGTCCGCTAGGCCAGATGGGCTAACTTCGTCCGAAAGACTAAGCTTTGACCTGCCAGAAACCGATAATGATCCTGTAAGCAACAACGACCCACGATCAGGAGAGACGATCATGATTCGCTGCACCCGCTGCAACACAAGCAAGTCAGCAGACGAGTTCCGCTGGATGCCGTCGCGTGGTTCCTACCACTCATGGTGCCGAGAGTGCGAACGCGCGCACCGTCGCTCTGCCCCGCGTCGTTCAACCTCACGTCGTGGACGTGGCCGCGCGTTTGGCATCGAGATCGAACTGACTGGTCCTGGACGCGACATCATCCTCGGTGCCCTTCGCGGCATCGGCATTGACGCCAACTCCACGGGGTACCGCGCGACGAACGGGTCGCGCTGGGAACTCAAGTCTGACTGCAGCGTGGGTGGTCACGGTCTCGAACTCGTCTCCCCCAAGTTGTACGGGACTGCGGGCATCGCGGAACTTGAGCGCGTCCTTGCCGCGATCAACTCCGTCGGTGCAACTGTCAATCGCACCTGCGGCGTCCACGTCCACATCGACTTCCGCAACCGCACAGTGCGTCAGATCAAGGACGCCATCCGCCCCATCCTTCGCTCGCAGGACGCGTTCTACCAGATGGTCGCGCCGTCGCGTCGCACCAACCACTACTCCGCCCCCTGGACGCAGCGCTCCATTGACCAGTTCGACAACACCAACTCTCTGCAGTACCTCCTCTCGACTGGGCCGCGCGGGTTCGTCAACCTCGGGTCCTACACGCGCCACGGCAGCATCGAGTTCCGCTCGCACGGTGCCTCGACCAACTTCACGAAGCTTTCCGCATGGGTCGCGCTGCTCTTCGCCGCAGTCGAGTACGGCGAGCGCCACGGCGAATCCGCGAACCTTGGTGCCACCGCGCAGGACGTCGTTGACACTCTGGGCCTCGCAGTCGAGCACAAGACCGCGCTCCTCCGCTTCGTCCGCGCCGCTGAGGCCCTCGAGGACGCTGAGTGCGCGACGGTGGGTGCGTGACCATGGGGGTCAAGTGGACAGAGACCAAGCAGACCAAGACAGACTGGACCAAGTACGAAGGAGGTGGAACGTCATGAGAGTGATCGCGATCTTCCCTGATGGGGCAATGTACTCAGCGCCCACTCACGTGGCGTTGGAAGACTGCCTGATGGCAGACGTGTGGAACCCGTCGGACCCCAAGGCGTTCCGTCGGGAGATGGCCAGGCGTGCAGACGTCTGGTCGGGTTGGTACCTCAACCCAGAGTCGCGCAGCGAAGCGTTCCTGCGTGGCATGGAGAAGGCGGGCATGCTCCGCCTGGAAGTGGAGAAGTGACATGAAGAAAGCCACCATCGCAGTCATGGGAGGCGGCGCGTCAGAGCGTCTCCGCTGCGCCGGTGTCGACGTCGTGAACCTTGGTTCGACGGACGGCAACGCGTGGAACCGAGTCGCAAAGGCAGACGTCCATGGACTCCTGCTCTTGGGCGGCGGCGACGTCAACCCACGGACATACGGCGAGACGCCGCATCGCTCCGTGTACGGAATCAACGACAAGAGAGACATCGCTGAGCTTCGCGCCTTGGAGGAGGCGCGCATCCGCAGCATTCCCGTCATGGGCATCTGCCGCGGCGCGCAGATCATGAACGTCCACGCCGGAGGGACGCTCGACCAGAACATCACGGACAACCCAGAAGTGCACAAGAGGCACCGCGGCCACACCGCGCTGGTCCACGCCGTGAAGCGCTCCATCCTGTCTCGCGCCTGGCAGTCAGGCACGCAGTACGCAGAGCACATTCACCACCAGGCAGTGGGACGTCTCGCCGCGGGTTACCGCGTCATCGCGCGTGCTGAGGACGGCGTCATCGAGGCGTTCGAGGCGTTGCGCGGGTGGGAGTTGGGCGTCCAGTTCCACCCGGAGATGGACGAGAAGGCGAGCATGCAGCGTGTCTTCGAGGCGTTCGCCAGGGCGGCGGCGGACTACGCCGGCGTCGCAGAACCCGTGTCGCGTCCGTACGTCGACGAGTGGGTCATGCCCTCAGTCTTCAGAGCGCCCAAGCCCGTCAGTCGTCCTGCGACCGCCGTGCGCGTCCTGGGAGGCGCCTGGACCTGTGGGCAGCATGGCATCCGCTTCGACAGGCGCGACGACTGGGTCGATCACATGGCGTTCCTGCACGGGCAGGACGTCGAGGTGCTGGACCTAGAGACCACCACGGCGCGCACCAAGTGATCGCCGCAACAGAACCGACCAAGGGTAGAGAGACCAACAAGGAGACCAACATGCCAACCTACGACGCCGCGTTCCTCGAGACGCTGGACCCAGAGACCCGCGCCCTCGTGGCGCAGCAGCAGCGGGACGACACCGACCAGGTGGACACTGAGCGGTTTGCCGGCGAGCGCACCGTCTCGCTGGACGCGCTCAACCTCGACGAGACGGTCGGTGCAGTGCCTGACATCGCAGACGAGGTAGTGGACCGCCTGTCTGGCGAGTTCGCTACCCCTGCGCCGCAGGCACCCGCAGTCGGCGTCGTGCAGGACGTTCTCGCGTCGCTGCCCGAGCACCTCGCCGAGACGTACCGCCTGGTCTACATGGACCAGAAGACGCTGCGCGAGGCAGGCGACGAGCTTGGCATCGCGTTCACGTCGGTGCGGTCGCGACTGCAGACCATTTACGGACTCGTCGGGAAGGCGGTGATCGCAGCAGGTGAACTCGACTGACAGCACCTGCGCTCGCGGGCACGTCAACCCGGTCTGGGAACAGACTGCGACGTCCCGCGAGTGCAGGGACTGCCGACGACTGCGGCAGACAAGCCCGCGTGCGCTCTTCAACAAGCGCCGCAGATGCAGGGACGCGGCGAACGACCGCGACCTCACGACACTGAAGGAGATTCTCCGTGCCCAAGCGTGACGAGACACAACTCGCTCGACAGGACCTGATCGACACCATCCGGACGGTGACAGGTCTCGAGGCGCGCATTGCCCTACGGCGCCGGCGCAACGAACTTGAGAGCGAGGCCATCGAGGAGTTCGACCGCCGCGTCGCGCGCGGCGAAGCTTTCCAGGTCGCCGCACGTGACACCGCGCTGAAGGCGTTGGAAGCATGAAGCGCGCGTTCCACATCTCACTCGGCTTCAGTGTAGTGGCACTAGTCATCGGCATTGCCGCTGCCTGGGCGCCCAACCGGGAACTGGAGAGCAACCTGATGGCGACCGCGTTCATCGTTGGGTTCCCCGCCTTCATTGCCGCGCTGCTTTGCGGCCTTCTGTCAACGGAGGACTTCTGATGAGCGCGATTGTCTTCACTGGCGAACCACTCAAGGTGCTAGACTTCGACATCGAGTGCCGCCCTGTGACGTACGGTGGCGGCGACTTCACGTTCGGCGAAGTCACCGCGATCGCGTCGGCGTGGGTAGTCGATGGCAAGCCCAAGCACTTGGAAGTCGTGCAACTGACCCAGGACCACCGCTCGCTGCGCCAGATGCTGCGTGCCTTCCTGCGCCGGTACAACGAGGCGGACATGGTGACAGGCCACTTCATCCGCGGGTTCGACCTACCGGTGCTCAACGGCGCGCTGCTGCGGCAGGGTCTGCACCCGCTCAGCGACAAGCTGACGCATGACACCAAGAACGACCTGCTGCGTCGCAAGCACATCAGCGCGTCGCAGGAGTCGCTCGGCGCGACGCTCGGCCTCGAGCATCCCAAGGTCGTGATGACGCAGCACGACTGGTACCTCGCGAACACGTTGCAGAAGAAGGGCCTCGCCAAGACGCGGAAGCGCGTTGCCGGCGACGTCAAGCAGCACGTGGAACTGCGCGAGGAGCTGCTCAAGCGCGGATGGCTTGGCCGCCCGAAAGTGTGGCAGTCGTCCAGCGTCAACAGCGGGTTCAGCACGGCGTACGTGCCATGAGCGGGCCGAGGTCGCACTTCGTTGGTGACGGGTGCGAACCGCCTCACGTGCTCACCATCCTTGTCCCTGAGGACCCGGAGACAGTTCGCGAGCGCGATGGCGCGCACTGGAACGACATCACCGAAGACGACTACTACGGAATCGACGAAGAGCAGGAGGAGGTGTAAGCATGGGCAGAGCAGCAGGTGACGAGCGGGGCTACCGCATCGGCGTCCTCAACATGCGCGGCAAGGTCGTCGAGGAGCTTCCCAAGTTCCCGTCGGTCACGACCATCATCGGCGACACCGACGGCACGAAGACTGACATCTTACTTCGCTGGGCGTTGAACGTGAACGCGCAGGGCGTTGCCGACCTGCTGGAGCGCGGCAGCATCAAGCAGGGCTCAACCGCGCGGACCATCAAGCACTACCTCAAGCGCTTCAAGGTGGACAACTTCGCGAACCGCGACGAGTCCGCCGAACGTGGGACGCACATTCACAACTGGGCAGAGAAGCTTCTGCTCGGCACTGCAACCTACGACGACGTGCTGGAAGACACGCCAGCGAAGTGGCGAGGGTACGCCGACGCGCTCATCAAGTGGCACCAGCAGTACGCCAACGAGGTGGTCGCGGTCGAGCGTGTCATGGTCTCGCTGACCCACGGTTACGCAGGCACGGTCGACCTCATCGATCAGACGCCCGACGGTCGCATCCGCGTGTGCGACTTCAAGACTTCATCGCGAATCTACGACACACACTTCATCCAGGGCGACGCATACGCGCTCGCCTGGGTCGAGATGTGCGAGCGGCGTGGCAACCCCATGCCGGTCAACGAGGTGGTCGTCATCCGCTTCGCTTCGGATGGTTCGTATGAAGAGCAGAGCGCGTCGCCAGAAGGCGGTCGCGTGTTCCTCAAGATGCTGGCGCTGTTCAACGCCAGGAACGGAGTATGACATGGGGTTCTTCGACGAGTTCCAGGACACCGCGAGCGGCGCCTGGGTCGGCAAGGACGAGAAGCAGGAACTGATGGAGAACGGCGTCGCCTTCCCCATCACTGAGGTGACGGTCGAAGACTCGCCGCAGTATGGCGAGCGCTACGTGACGAAGGTCATCCTTCCGAACGAAGACGGCGTCGACGAAGAGCGACTCATCAGCTTCCCCAAGGGCAGCGTCGAGTCGCGCGATCGCATGCTCGACGCAATGGCCAAGTACCTCGAGGCAGACGGCGCTGAGAAGCCCGTCGTCACCCTGGAGAAGGTCGGCCGCAGCATCATCATCCGCGCTGCTGCCTGACCCCCTGAGCAGGCGGGGCGTCGCACGCGACGATGAGTCCGTGGGCGCCCCGCCCTCAACCTCCGCATTGCAACTGGGAAGGAACGAGATGGGTCTGCAAGACGAGGCCATTGCTTACGCACGAGGCGGCATTGCAGTCTTCCCGTGCCTCCCAAGCAAGGCACCAGCGACGGACAACGGGTTCAAGGACGCGACCCGAGACGTCGGGACCATCACCGACTGGTGGCGCCGGCGCGAGGACGCGCTCATCGGCGCGGTCGTGCCTGACGGCATCGTCATCATCGACATCGACCCGCGCAACGGCGGGGACGTCGCGTTCAAGCAACTCCAGGACGACGGTGTGCGCTTCCCGCGGACCAAGACGGCGCGGACCGGGAGTGGCGGCACACATCGCTGGTACACCATCCCGCTCGGGTACGAAGGCGAGCACGAGAGCGGCGCAGTCCGACTGCGCAGCACCGCGGCGGACGGCGTCGACGTCAAGCGCCCTGGCAAGGGCTACGTCATCCTCCCGCCTAGCGTCAGCGATGCTGGCGCGTACGTGTGGACCGACCGCCGCGACGTCGTGCCCTTGCCGCCTGAAACGCTTGAGTTCCTCACCGTGCGGGCGAAGAAGCGCGATGCCGACTTCACGCCGACGCACCTCGCGCCTTGGGAGCAAGCGACCGCGTACGCCGAGGTCGCAATGAAGCACGAACTCGCTGAGCTTGCCCAGGCGAAGCCCGGCGAGCGGAACGACGCGCTCAACCGCGCCGCCTTCAACCTGTACCAACTGGTCCACGGCGGTGAGGTGCGCGAGGAGGTCGTGACCGAGGCCCTCGAGGCGGTTGCGGTTGTTGATCTTGGCCTCACGCCGACCGAGGTCGAGCGGACGCTTGGAAGCGCCCTGGAGGGTTCTGTGGCCTCACCGAGGTCCGCACCCTTGGAAACACCCACGCCGGCAGCGAAAGTGGCCCAGATCGGCCCAGATCGTCACGAAGAGGCGTTCTGGACCCGCTGGGACGTCGACGAACCTGACGCCCCGCCGTACTACCTCGAACCGATCTTGCCCCAGAACGCCTACGTCCTGGTCTACGGCGCGACCGAGGCGGCGAAGTCGATGACCTGGAACGCGCTGCTCGCCCAGGGGTCACACCACGGCGTCAAGTCGTCGGTCTACTCGCTGGAGAACCCGCCGCATGTCGACCGCTCGCGTCTGCGCCGCCTGGCGCCGGACCCCGAGTGCTTCCGCATCACGCACCAACCGCTCGACGTCAGCGACTACGCCCAGGTCGAGACAATGATTGAGCGCGAGCGGGCGTGGGGCACGGACGTCATCCTGCTCGACACGTACTCGCACGCCTTCAGTTCGCGCAGTGACGACGGCAACGCCAAGGCAATCGAGTTCGCGCGGCGAGTGCGGCACATCATGGAGCAGGTCAAGTGCAGCGTCGTCGTCATCGACCACACGGGCTACACCCAGCGCGAGGAGCCACGCGACGCGTCAGCAAAGCGGCAGCAGGTCGACGTCGCCATCCTCATGGAGCGCGACGGTTCGTGGGTGCGAGGTCAGCCCGCGCGCTTCAAGATGACCAACTTCAAGGCAGCACGCTTCGGCAACCCGTTCGAGGACGTGCGCGGCAGCATCTGGGACACGGACGAGGGAGGGCTTGAGTTGCGCTGGTTCGATGCAGACTTCGCGAGCAGGTGGCAGGCACGATGAAGACGCTCAGCGCGCTGAAGCACGAGGCCGCACTGCAGGAGCCACCCATCGTCCTGCCGTCGCCGGTGACCATTGCGAAGTACGGATGGACGCTGCGCGAGTGGCTGCACACGCTCGAGCAGAACGGGTGGCGCTGCCCGATCTGTCTGCGTAAGACCGGGACAGGGAAGTATGTTACCGACCACGAGCACGTGCGCGGGTGGAAGACGATGCCGGACGAGCAGCGGAAGCTGTACGTGCGCGGCATCACTTGCTGGACGTGCAACCGCTACCTGCTGGCGCGCGACATCAGCGTCGAGACGGCGAAGAACGTCGTCGGGTACCTCGAGCGCTACCACGAGCGTCGACCCGCAACAGCGTCGACCAAGAGTAGGAGGTAAGCATGAAGACCGCGAAAGTGCTTGACATCGAGAACGTGGGCGAACCGTGGAACGGGCGCCTGCTGTGCGTCGGATGGGGCGACGAGGCGTACGCCGAACCACTGCCGCAGCACGTGCTCGACGAACTGGCGGACCCAGACATCGGCAAGATCGTGCACACGTCGCACGACCACCGCTGGTTGCGCCTCGCCGGGTACACCGTTCGCGGTCCAGTCATTGATACTCGCGTCATGGCGTGGGTCGTCAACGAGCGCACCGACCTCGACCTCGCGACGCTGACGCAGATGTACGTCCCGCACGTTGTCAAGCGGTCGCGCATCTCCACACGAGCGGGCGCGCCGGTGTTCGAGTGCGACGACGGTAGCGTCGTCCCGCTGGAGGATGCGCCGATCGAACAGGTCATGGAGTACAACCGCGGCGACCTGGCGAGCACACACGCGCTCTTCCTTGAGCTGAAGCGCCTCATCGCTTACGAGGGCCTGAGCGAGTACTACGAGCGCGACTGCCTGCCGTTCACCGAGACGCTCGTTGACATGGAATGCCGTGGCGTGCCAGTCGACGTCGCAGCGTCTGCCGAACTGCGTGAGCGACTCGAAGACGAGATTGCTGCCTACGAGCACCGCCTGCGCACCGACCTCTGCTTGCCAGCGGACTTCAACCTTGGGTCGTCGCAGCAACTCGGCAACCTGCTCTTCAAGCGGTCGTTCGACCTGCCGGCGAAGGTGCGCATTGAGCGCGACCAGGCGAAGGCGCTGAAGTCCGGCAACCTGAGCGCGGTGACGCTGCCCGACAACTTCGTGCCTGAGCGCATCGGCAGCACGCTCATCCACGGGCACTACACGCTCGAGGGCCTTGGCCTGCGCAGCACCGAGACGACTGACACAGGCAAGCCCAGCACGTCGGCGAAGACGCTGAAGGTGGAGCACGGCGACAACCCGCACGTGCAGACGTTGCTGGAGGCGTCGTCGCGCCGCACGGTGACGAACACCTTCCTGAAGAACTTCGTCGACCTGGAGCACGGCGGTCGCCTCTATGGGCGGTTCAACCAGACAGGCACCAAGACGGGGCGACTGTCGTCGTCGCGCCCCAACCTGCAGAACATTCCGTCGCGTGGTCCGATGGGCCGCGCCGTGCGCTCGCTGTTCCGCCCCGAACCTGGCTTCGAGTTCGTGCACGGTGACTACGGCCAACTGGAGCCTCGCCTCATGGCGCACTTCAGCGGTGACCCCGTGCTGACTGACATCTATCAGAACGGCAAGGACATCTATCTGGAGACGGCGCGCCTCGTGTTCGGCCGCGACTTCACGCCTGACTCGCCAGAGCGTCGCGTGATGAAGACGTACGTGCTCGCGCTCGGGTACGGCAGCGGGCCAACCACCCTGCGCCGCTCGCTTGCTGAGGCGGGCTTCTTCTTCCCGCAGCACGAAGTCGACGACACCTACGAGCGACTGACAAAAGTCTACGCCGTGCTCTTCGCGTGGAAAGACGACGTCATCGCCGACGCGGAGAATGAGGGCTACGTTGAGACGCTGAGCGGGCATCGCCGGCACTTCGGCGGCATGTCTCGCAACGTCTCACGGCGTGGTCGAGTCGCAACACCTGCGCCTGGCGGTTACTCCCGCACCTGGCGCGAGCAGGGCCAAGACGAGCGGCAAGCGGTCAACGCCGTCATTCAAGGCAGCGCCGCTGACATTGTCGCACGGTCCATGATGCGCGTCCCGCTGCCACTGCTCGTGCAGGTGCACGACGAGCTTCTCTGGGAGGTGCCGGCGGGTTCGGTGACGCACGAGCACCTCAGCGAAGTGCGCAGCATCTGCGAGCGCGGCCACGGGTTTGACCTGCGCGTGCCACTCGAGTTCGTGCCGAAGGTCATTCCGACTTGGGCTGAGGGCAAGGACTGATGGCCGCGCAGTGCGGCTTCTGCAACACGGGCCAGTGCGACCAGTGCGCGCACGGCCTCGTTGTGGTCTGGCACCCGCCGGACAGCAAGACCGAACTGCGCACCACGTTGACCTGCGACCACGCCGCAACGCATCCGACCAAGGGTAGGAGGTAGACATGAACCTGAACGAACTGCAGGCGCACCACGACGTGTGGCTGCGCAAGAACTTCCCGGACCAGCAGTCGCACCAACCGCTGCTCGGCTTGACCGAAGAGGTCGGCGAGTTGGCGCACGCTCATCTCAAGTCAGAGCAGGGCATCCGCGGGTTCGACAACGACGACAAGGCGCGCGACGCCATCGCAGACGCGATCGGTGACATCGTCATCTTTCTCGCGTCCTACTGCAACACCAACGGGTTCAACCTGGCGCGGTGCGTCGAGTTGGCATGGGAAGAGGTGAGTGTCCGTGACTGGACCAAGTGAACTGCCGGCAATGAAGTTCGACGGCGAGAAAGCGCGGATGGACCTTGTGCCGTGGGACGTCGTTGAGAAGGCGGCGCGTGTCTTCACGTACGGCGCCGCGAAGTACGACGACCGAAACTACTACGGCCTGTCGCAGTCGCGCCTGTTCGGCGCGGTGCAGCGACACCTGACCGCTTGGTACACGGGCAAAGACACCGACCCCGAGACCGGCGAGTCGCACCTGTCGCACGCCCTGTGCGGCGTGATGATGCTGCTCGAGAAGGAGATTCATGAACTGGGTCCAGACGATCGCCCATGGTCTGCTCGCGATCGCGAGTCCGACGCTGACAGCGAAGCTGACTGCGCGTGCGTTGACGAAGAGCGCGGGCTCATCCACGTCGGACCGCCGCACGAGTCCGCCGGCATAGGCGGCAAGTGGTCGCGGCACGGACTTCGCCTCGGCGGCGGTGGCGACCGCGTTGAGCCCGAGCAGGAGTGCGTTGACGTCGCGGCAGCGAGGCGTAAGTGAGCGCCACGTACCGCCCGCGCATCATGCTCGACCTCGACGGGACGGTCTACCACTGGGAGCGGACGGCGCGCTACTTGCTGCGCCGCTGGTACCGCGACCATGGATACCCGCACCCGGATGGCCTCGACCAGGTGTCGACGTACTACGACCACATCAGGGACGTGCTGACGCCTGACCCGTACGGCACCACCGCGTGGCGCTGGTTGTGGGACGTCGACGGCGGCATCAAGGAAGGACTCTTCCGCGGCGGGCACATCTACACCGGCGCGGCGGAGGCGGTGCACACGCTCGCAAAGTGGGGTGACGTAATCGTCATCACCAAGCGACCGCCTGCTGCCGTGCCAGACACCATCGCGTGGCTCGCGTTCCAGCGCTGGGCCATCTCCGGCGTCATCACACTGACTGGGCGCGATGACCTCAAGTCCAGCGTGCGGCCGCACTGCGACGTCTACATCGACGACGCTCTTGACGTGCTGCGTGACCTGAGCGAGAACACCGGCGGACACGTGATCGCAATGGACCGTCCGTGGAACCGCGCTATCGCGCCTGGCGTGCAGCGTGCATACGACTGGGACGATGCGCTCAAGTTCACGAAGCGAGCACTGGAGGAACGCTGTGGCCGATGACTTCAGCTTCTACGTCGAAGACGACCGCATCCGCGTCAAGTTTGTCGGCGCTCGCGCGCTCGGGAACCTGGGCAGCGGTCACAACGTTGGCGGCGACTACGCCGACAAGGTCATCCGCCTGAAGCGCCGCGAGTACAGGCGCAGTCAGCGGTCCACGCTGCTGCACGAACTTGGCCACTATCTGGTCGAGCGGCAAGAACTCAACCCGCGCGCCACCAACGAGGAGGAGGTCTGCGACGTGCTGACTTGGTTGCCCACCATCTTCAACGACCAGCGCAACACGGCGCTGCTTGCGTTCCTTGGACTGCGCCATGGGTGAGGCCATCCGTCAAGAGAACCGTGTGTACGGCATGGGCGAAACGGCGAACGTGCTGGTCGAGACGTTGTTCGACGCGCACGGTGCGATCGTTGAGCAGCGGGTGAAGATCAAGGAAGGTTACGGCGCACGCTGGTCTGGCGCGCTGCCCCGCTCCGGAAGTGTCGAGCGGTTCGTCTTTGACCGTCGAGGGGGCGCGGACCTGTGAAGCGGATGAGCTTCTACGTCGGCAACATGCTCGGCGACGGTGACTGCTTTGTGCTGGACTGGAGCGGCATTCCGTGCGGGCAGGCGACCGTCGCGTGGGACCCGGTGCCGCTTTGCCACAAGCACCTTGCCGACCTGTACTGGCGCGCCCACATGCGACTGCACGCGCTGCCGCCGCTAGACTTGCCAGCGTCACACCGCGGCACCGACCCGGACTGCCTCGCCGGCAAGCACCGCTCGTGCCTCGGCGCGCCGTGCGTCTGCGAGTGCCACCGATGACCGCGCAAGACCGCCCGTTCGCTGGGCTGAACTCGATCGAAGGACTGTGCAAGCGCGACTCGAAGTGCCTGCGCAAGGACGGACACGCCGGCAAGTGCTGGCCCACCGCTGAGGAGAACTGATGTCTGCCGGATTCGTCATCCACCTGGACCTGCTCGCGCTCGCCGTTGTGCTCGCAGTCGTTGGGCTTCCGTGGGTTGCTGGCGCGATCATTGCGCTCGCCATCTTCCAGACGCTTGCCGCCGCGTGGGAGCAGGCGTCGCGCCGTGGCTGAGGTTGACTGCGGGCGCTGTAAGGGCGTCGGTCTACTGACCGTTGAGGACATTGCCATTCCATGCGTTGAGTGCGCAGGCAGTGGCAAGGTTGCCGCGCGCGAGGTCGTCGCCTCAGTGCGGTGCAAGGAAGACTTCACGCGCGAGTGCGCAATCGACGGTTACTGCGGGACCTGCCCGCAACGGATCTGACCAAGAGTAGGAGGTACTGAGACATGGAAACCAAGCTTCACACACACGGCGGGGTCGTGCTGCATCTGCCCGACCTCGTGAACGGGTTCGTCGACGTCGTTGACACCATCATGGCCAACGGCGACGACGTTGCACCCGACGGCAAGATGACCCGCGAACTACTGGCGATGACGCTCGTCATCCCTGGCGATGCGCCGATGCTGCCCTTCGGTACTGGGCGCAAGGTAAACCGCAGACTCGCAGCGGAAGACGCGCTGCAGGTCATCGGTGGCTTCTCGTCGCTGGAGCGGTTCGAGCGCATCAACCCGAACATGCGGAACTACACCAACCAAGGTGCGTTCCACGGTGGGTACGGCCCGCGCATCCGCCCGCAACTCGGCAACGTGCTGCGGCGCCTGACAGCCGACCCATCGTCGCGCCGCGCCGTCATCACGATCTGGGACCCGCTGCGTGACGGCAACATCGAGGGCATGAGCAACTACCCGTGCACGACCGAGTTGCAGTTCATGATCCGCGGCGAGAAGCTCGACCTGCACACGACGATGCGGGCTAACGACGTCTGGCACGGTCTGACGTACGACGCGTTCGTCTTCAACCAGTTGCAGCGCACCGTCGCTCGCATGCTGATGGTCGACGTCGGCACGTACTACCACCATGCCACCTCGCTGCACGTCTACGAGAAGCAATGGGAACTCGTGCCCGACCTGCACATCTTGGCCGAGTACACCGACGCGCACTTCACGCCCAACGGACTGCCGTCAGACGCCGTCGCCCGCTACATCGCCGACAAGGACTACGACTCCCTGGCGCCGTACGCCTTCGACGAGGCAGTCGGTTGGTACGACTACTTCACCAACACCGCCGAGAGGGGCGAGTGAGATGAACGTCGAGATGGATGGCGCGGTTCGCGTCACGCTCAGCGAGCGCAACCTGCGCGACCTGATGCAGCAGGCGTCAGACGGGACCAACCCGTTTGTCGACAACGTGAACGTCAAGGCGCAGCTCATCAGGCGATGCGCGACGCCAAACGGCGATGTTGTCCTGCTTGTGCAGGTCGAAGACGATGCGATGCACTACGGCGACCGCACGCCAGGACCGGGAGGTCTCGCATGAACCGCATCCGCAAGTATGCACCCGAGGTCGCGCTGCTGGTCTTCGCGCTCCTCATCGCCGCGGTAATGACGTGGCTTGCACCCAGCGCGTGGGCAACGCCGCCTGCGGGCCAGATCTGCGAAGGCCTGACGACTGGCAAGATCGACGTGCAGGACGGCACTGCAAGCGTAGACTTCCAGGCACCGCCCGGGTCAGTCATCACCGGGTACTGCGTCAAGGCAGGCAGCGCGAAGCAGGGGCTTGGAGCCGAGTACGTGACAGTCGACCCGCCGGCAAAGCACGTGACAATCACGCACTCGAGCGGCAAGGACGTCTCGCACTTCAGCGTCTCGCTCGAGGGCGACGTGGAACCAACACCCACGCCGACACCGACACCGACGCCCACGCCCACGGACCCGGAACCGACGCCCACACCGACGCCGACCGAGACTGACACGCCGAAGCCAACGCCGTCTGAGACGCCGACGACAGACAAGCCCGACAAGCCAACACCCGACAAGCCCGACAAGCCAGACGAGGATCGCCCGAGCAAGACACCTGACACCCTTCCCAAGACAGGTGGCACGCTCGAGTTGCTGGCATGGGCCGCAGGTAGCATCGCCGCTGGGAGCGCTCTCTACCTCCTCGCTCGCCGGCACGCGTAGCACCTGAAAGCAGAAAGCCCCGCTCCCTTGGTGGAAGGCGGGGCTTTCTGCGTTGTGCCATCTAACGCATTGCGGCAATACGTTAGGTCAGTCGCGTGACCAGTCGAGCAGCACGTTCCAGACTACGGTCACAGCAGCAGACGCGGCGGCGACTGCGGCAACGACCTCGGCGTCGAGGGACCCGTTGAGCAACTCGCTCGCGGGGACCAGCGGGATGAACGTGGCGACGGCGGTCTTGGCCGCGCGTGCAGCGACGTCCTTCCAGTTGATGTTCTGCATGGTGTCCTCCTCTCAGTGCGTGATGAACCAGGCGAGCGTCGCGTTGCTGATGACCACGACAGTCGCGAGGGTCCCGGTTGCGTAGGCCAACTTGCGCTGTATCGCGCCGAGTTGGTCGTCTTGCTTGTCGACACGCCCGCGCATCTCGTTCGAGCGTGCGTCTCCGCCGATCTCGATCAGGCGCACGCGCTGCTCGAGGGCGGCGACGTAGGCGACGTCGGCCTTGCCGTCAAGCTTGCCGTCCATGACGCGCAGCAAACCCTCAATGTTGGCGAGGCGTTCGCGCGGCGAGATGCCGGCGTTGAGTAGATCGTCACGCTCGTTGCTCATGGAGTCGGCACCGCCGGTCCAGCAACGCTGATCTTTGGGTGCGAGTGCGACGCTCCTGGAGGACCTGCAACACCGGGCTCACCCTTGTCACCCTTCGCGCCGTCGCGCCCCTTCAGGTTGTTGACCTGCCAGCGCACGTCGTTCCACCCGGCGCGGAAGAACTTGCCCTTGCCGCTGGGCGGATCACCGACCTTGCCATCTTTCAGGAACGCCGCCTGCGCAGCGTTCGTGCCTTCGATGAACTCGTCCATGTCTTGCTCCTCGTTGCTTGCGCCCAAGATGGGCAGGTTGAACGGTGCGCCGTCGCGGTCGCCCGCGCTGGTGAAGCTGATGTGCAGGTGGTTCTGGTGTGACGCGCCTGTGTACGCACGCCAGTTGCCTAGCGGTTGGTACGCCGGGTTCATAGACGCGATGTAGTCCGCGCCATCTTCAGGGTCCCACGCGATGATGTACGAGATGCGCCGTTCGCCGTCGATCATTGCCTGGCGAAGTTGGTTCGCAAGCGTCCACGCGTCTTTGACCGTGTCCCAGGTGTCACGACCGGTCAGTGACCCGTCGACGTCGATGGCGCGGACCACGCCGCCTGCGCTGTAGTCCGGGTTGTGGTCGGACGCCGCCGCCTGGTGCGACGTGTCACCCAACCAACCGTCGGACGCCTTGCCGCGGTCAGGCCATCGCGCGTCGATCTGAGCGCGCAGCGTCTCGCCTGCTTTGCTCAGGTAGTACGTCATCCGTTCCTCCACTCATTGATCGCGCGCCTGAACCGGCGTCGCTCGCCCCACCACGTAACCCAACCGACTGGCACGCGCTCGAGCAGTCGGTGACCGCAGACCTTGCATACCCACCCAAAAGACGCCTCAACCGGCGCGTGAGGGCACTGCTTTGGCGCTGTTGTCATTCTGTTGCCTCCATCTGACACGGGGTCCACAGGACGATTGGGCCCTGCTGCCCTACTAAACACCTAGGCCCTACACCGTTCGGCGTCCTACGGGCCCCACGTGTGCCGCAACGGGCGTCCAGTTCGCAGTTCCTAGTTGCCACGACTAGGTTCTACGCACTCAAGTTGACCTGACACCGGCGAGGAGCGCATCCGGGAGGACGGTCGGGCGCTACGACCCGCCGGTGTCAGGAGTCTACCGGCAGATCACCACGACAATGCCGTCTGCCCCGTCGCCACCGGCGCCAGAGTCTTGAGTCTGACCACCGCCGCCGCCTCCACCGCCTCCGCCGTACAGCCCGCCGTTCCCGCCCGCCTTGGCAGCGCCGCCCGACGCGCGACCACCAGCACCCCCGCCGCCTGACCCGGCGAACGCGGCAACAAGGCCCTTGCTGTTGCCGTTGTCCGGGGAGATGGACGTCGCGCCACCGACCGCTTGACCTAGGTCGTAGCACGCGCCTCCGTTGCCGCCGGCGCCTACAGTTCCTGCCGCGTTGACACCGCCACCGCCGCCGCCACCTGACGCGCCGCGCCGGTCGTAGACGGTGATGACCTGCGGCGAGCGGTCGGCGGTAGACCCGCCAGCGTTCGTTGCGCCGTCAGCGCCAGGCGTACCACCAAACCCGCCCATCGAGTTCTCTGTGGTGTTGCTTGCCTGCCCCCCATTTGCGGTAGCAGACGTGCTGCCGCCTGAACCTCCGTCGCCGCCTCCGCAGACAATGACGTCCGCGACACCGTTGACAGTCATCTTGGACTGCGTGCCGTCGGACCCTGCGCCGCCGTCGATGTTCGTTGTTCGGCCCGCGCCGCCGGACCCACCTTGCCCGACAGTCACAGTCTCAGTGGCGGCAAACAAGGAGATGGGCAGCACAAAGTGCAAGAACGACGCGCCTGCGCCGCCGCCTCCACCGCACGCTGCGTTGCCGCCGGAGTTGCGGCGTCCGCCGCCGCCTCCGCCTCCGCCGCCGATCATGAAGACTTCGACCGTGCTCAGCCCACCGATCTTGGGCTTGGTCCACGTGCCATCAGCGGTGAACGTCTGAATGTCGGTGAACCCCTCAGTCGTCTCGTCGCCCTTGAGCGACCACCCGTCTTCGGTGGCGGGCTCGATCACGGCGGGGTCAGACCCCGGGAAGGTGTTGGTGGTTGGAGCGAAGGTGCCGCTAAACGCGGTTCCTTCAAGGTACATTGACGTCTCGCCAACTGCGCTCTCCCCTTGGAGGAACATGTTGGCGTCGGTGGGCTCAGTTGCACCGCGCCCAATGTAGACCTGGATCTTCTCAGGCGGGGCAGCACCACCAGTAGGCAGCAGCGCGCCAGCATCAACAAGCAGTCGCTTGCGCTTCTTCATCGTCAGCAACTTCTTTGGCCCGATGAGTGTTTCGTACCCATTGGTCAGGTTGTACCAGGTGTGCGAAACCCACCACTTGTTAGATTCGCTTGCCCACATGTTCTCGGTCAACTTGAACCGCTTGACAAACGAGTTAGACCCAGACGTACCGCCAGAACCGTACGCCCAGAAGTTGGTGCCGTCCCACGCCATGCCCGCGCCGTTTGCGTCTTCACCGGCAACTAGCGGCGTCGGGAACTCGCGTGCTGACACGCGCGCGCCAGTGGAGTCAGCAACCGACGCGGTGTCTGGGTCGTTATCCCATGTGAAGACGTGGCTCTCCGCGCCGTAGTCGAAGTTGCCAACGTGGTAGGAGATTGCGTTGCCGGACGCAGACCAGTAGGAGTCGCCAGTCAACGTCTCTTGCACGGTGCCCGCCGTGTTGATGCGGCGGAAGCGTAGCAACCCGGTGCTGTCGTTGCGATCGAGGAACCACAGGTCGGTGCCATCGTCGGCGATGACGGGAATGGTCGAGTAGACAGATGGCCGCGCGTAGTCCCAGGTAGATTGGAAGACCCACGACGAGTTGTACTTGCGCACCTTCCAGTCGCCGCTGGGCGCGTGCCACACCAGCGCGTACCAGTCCGTGCCGATGCGCGCGAGCGATCCGTAGAAGTAGTCGGTCTGGTGCGACAAGACCTCGCTGCTGGTGCCGGTGTCAAGGTCGTACTTGCGCACGCCAAAGTTGCCGGACGACGGTGAGTTGGACACGTAGTAGACGTCGTTGTCTGCAGCAACGTGGTACCACGACCGGCGCCTGTACTCTGGCGAAGTTGACGTCGCCACCAGGTCCCACTGTGACTCGGTGTCCCAGTCCTGCGTGACAGTCGGCGCCAGCGACGGTTCTGCTTGCTGCCCGTTCAGGTGCACGTGCACGCCTGCCTCGATGTTGGCAGACGCGCCGTCGACCAGCGTCAGCACGCCCTCAACCGTCAGGTCGTCAAGCACCTCGACCGTGTTCAAGATTGCGGTGGGCACGGTGCCGAGCACGTCGTTCACAACGTACTCGCCTGCGGCCATCTCAACAAGGACGCGCAGCGACTCGTCTTCGGTGTCGGCAACAAACCCGGCGGTCAGCTTGTCGAACATGGAGTAAGGAAGACGTGCGCGCACCGTGTCCTGCTGCCCGTCAAGACGCACCTCGACGATGCGGACGGTCGCTGTCGGGTAGACATTGACGCGCGTGTCGTCTGCGTCGTAGGAGTTGACAATGGTCGCCACGCCCAGCAGCGCTTGCGACGCCTCGTCCACGCCGGTGTACGTCAGCGCGTCTTCGGTGTTGGCGCCGTCACTGATGCTGAGCGTGCCGCCGCCCGGCGAGAAGTGCGCGACGCTGGCGACGTAGACAGTCTCGTCAGCAGCGACAACGTCAGTCACCAGTACGCTGCCCAGCGTCTCATCGTAGACCGCCTGCACGGTACCGCTCTCGATCATCGTGTCCTCCGGTTGTAGCCAAGCGGCATGCTCGCCGGCGTGAGCGGCAAGCTGAACTTGCGCGCCACGAACTCACGCCGCGGCAGACCCTTCACGTCAAGCGCAAGAAGGTCGCCAGGCTCAAGGAACGGCATGGGCAGCGCGTCAAACTGCACGTCAATCGCGTTGTAGGCGGCGCGGTCTAGCATCGTCTTGGCGTCCTTGGTCGCATCACGCGCGTTGGCGTAGACGTTCTCTGTCTCGACCACGAGCAAGAGTTCCTGCGGTTCGCCGTTGCGCGACAGTGACTGCGCCGACAGCGGGTGCCCACGCTCGAGGTGCGCAACGACGCGAAGACGTGGGTTCTCCTTCTCCTTGCCGCGCTTCTTCTGGAACGCCTTCAGTTCGATGCTGTTGCGGAATAGCGTGCGGTCGAACTCGATGGTCGGCACGCTCAGCACCTCGCCGTTCTCGCCGTCGTTGAAGACGTAGACCGGCGAGCGGCGACGCTGCGAACGCATCACGAGGTGGCCGCTCGCGTCGTAGAACAGTTGCTGCGCACCAGCGAGCGACTGCATGAGCGGCCACGCGCCAGTCTCTTGTGTCGCCTTGTCAAACATCTTGTGGTCCTCGGGCAACTTCCGGTCGGTGCGCGGGACGCGAAGCCACCGCTCACCATGCCTGCGCGCAATGCTCTTGATAAGATCGCCGGCGTAGTAGGACGTGATCTTGTGGTCGTCCTCGCCCTCTTCGTTCGGAATGCTCGAGCGGTTGAGGCGCGACGGCGGAAGGAGGAACGCCTCCTTGCTCTGCGCTTCGACAGACACCGTCGCGTCGTTGCGCTTGACCCGCGTAATCGGGCCGTGGAAGACGGGCACGTACACCCACGACGACTCGCTGCCGTCGGTCCAGTCGGTGAACACGCCGTACTCGACGCGCAGCATCTTGTCCGCGGACAGCGCGCTCTTCGGGTCGGTGGGCTCGGTGCCGGTCTCAGGCGTGCGCGCGAACTCAATGTTCAACTGGCGCTGGATCGCCTGGTCAAGGTCAACGTCAACCTGCCCACCAACGATCGGCAACTCGGTTGAGTCGAACCGCTTGACCAGGTTGTCGTCGTAGTCCCAGACTTCGCAGCGCACGCGGATCTCGTGGGAGTTGCGCAGCGCGTCGAAGTAGTCGTCAAGACGACGCCCACTCAGTCGGGGCAGCATCAGTTCACGCTCACGCTGAACGAACCTACCTGCCACCAGTTGAACGACACACGGAACTGCGCAGCGATGCCGCGCTGCGTCGGGTCCTGCGACACGCTCAGACCTCCGATGTTGACTGCGATGTTGCGTACGCCAAAGACGAGGCGCAGCTTCTTCGTGCTCAACTCGCCGGCGAAGTACTCGAGGTTGCTCAGATGGTCTGCCGCCTCGGTGCCGTTCCACTGAATGAGCGTGCCCGACGCGCTGCCTTCGTACGAACCGATCCGCGAGACAATGCGCACTGGGTCTTGCCGCCCTGTTGGCGCGAGCGAGATGCTCGTCTCTGCCAGCACCTGTGCAATCTCCTGATCGCCCATGAACGGGATCAGTGTGGCTTCGTCCGGGTACATGAGCCAGAACCCAACGGGGTCAACAGTCACGGTGCTGCTGGACGCGCTGAGCCCAATCTCCACGCCGTCGTTCTTGGCAGCGACGTCGTAGGAGTACTCGATGCCGGGCTTCGCGGTGTAGTCGGTCCACGCGTAGTCGTTGCCGCCTGCGCTGACTTCGTCGGCGTCAAGTTCGGCGATGCCGTTGCCGTTGCGGTAGACAACGAACTTGTCCGCGCCAGAGTGCGTCCACGTGAGGTCGACGGTTGGCACGCCGCCTACGCTCGCGACGGTCAGCCCGGTTGGGGCAGCAATGCCGTTGCCAAGCGTGTAGACAAAGTCGCGCGTGTCTGACACGTAGTCGTCGTCTCGCCGGTTGTACTCGTCGCGGACCGCGACCTCGACGCGGTACGTCGCGCCTGGCGTGGCAATGATCGGGTCGCCGTCGCCGCGGAACGAGGGCAGCGTGCTGGGGATAGTGAACGTGTCGTAACCCACGTCCTCGCCGTCGTCGTTGAGGTCCTGCTCCTGCTTTGCCCAGTCGCGCGTGTAGAGCAGCGTCGTGTCGCCGGTGATCGCGGACACGCGCCAGACCTTGATACGCACGCTGCGCTGGTCAAGCCCGTTCGTGTACCACGTGATAGTTGGCGTGTTGTCGTAGACCGCGTCGTCTTCGCCGGCAGGGTCGACGATCTGCACGTCGCCGGCGTCGCGCCAGATGAACGTCGCTTCGTCGCTCCAGTCGGACTCAAGCCCGTTCTGGTCGCGCACAGAGACGCGCCAGTAGTAGGTTGTCGCCTCCTCGAGTTCAGGCACGGCGGCAATGGTCCCATCGCTTGGGTCCCACGACGTCTGGTCGTTTGACTCCCAGTCGCTGTCGTAGAGTGGCGTTGAGTAGTCGCCCTCGGTCGTGCTGATCTGCAAGCGCGACTGCGTCTGGTAGGCCACCGCGTCAGACGAGTTGAACTGCCAGTAGAACACGGGCGGCGCTTCACTGTCAGCGCGGTTCGTGCCGTTGGGCTTGAGCCCGTCTGGCGCGTCAGGCGCGGTGCTCATGTCGACAAGCAGCGTCGGACGGTAGCGCGGCGTGGCACTGTCGGGCGAGTGCACGCGCAGCGGACCGGCAGCGTCTACCTCGATGCGCAGTCCGTACCATGCGCCGCCGGCAGCAACGTCGCTCAGAATGGCGGTCACGTCGATCGGCACCGCGTCGCCCGCAACACCGCTGGTCACAGTTGCCGTTGCCTCGTTCGAGGTGGTGACCGCTGGGTTGGACCCGCTTGAACCCCACTTGACGCTGTCCTGCCGCCATGACGCGGTCACGCGCTTGACCGTGATGGTCGTCGTGCCGCTCCACGTGTTGGACAGGTACAGCGTAAGCGTCGCGCTTAGGACGCTGTCGCCCAGTCGACCAACCGGGTTGGGGAACCAGATGAACGCGCGCTTCTCGTCCGCGCCCGTGCCGTCGAGCGCAAGCGTCGGGCGGTCGTTGTAGGTCGTGCCGCTCGCGGCCTCGCTGACCCACGCCGCCTTGCCGGCGTTGAGGAGATGCGTGCTCATCGTGCCATCCGTCCGTGTCCTGCGCGGTAGTCAGTCTCGCGCTCGAGTCGCCCGTCCATAACCAGGCCTAGGTTGCTGTCGACGATGCGCACCGTCATACCCGCGCCTGCGCCGCCGCCGCTTAGCGGGATCACCGCCTCAGGCCCGGCCTCACCGACAACGGCGAGCGTGGGCTTGGTGACGATGCCGCCATCCGCGAGCATGGGAATGTCTGGCACGTCCCACCCGTTGCCGCCGATCTTCGGCACCCAGTCAGGGACTGAGAAGCTGAGCTTGCCGACGGTGTTGTTCCAGAGTGACGCAATGCCGTTGAACACCGTGCGGAAGTACTCGAACCACGCGTCGGCCACCGCCTTGACGACTGCCTTCGTGCCGTTCCACACTGTCTTGATCTTGTCCCACGCGCCGCGCACGACGGCAAGCACCTTGTCGAAGACCCAGCGCGCAATCTCCCATGCCTTGCTGAAGACCGCCTTGTAGAAGTTGATGTACCCGGTAACAATCGTCTTCAGGAAGTTGAAGACCTTGATCGCCGCTGCCTTGATTGCGTTCCAGACAACGAGCACTGCCGTCTTGACCGCGTTCCACGCGGCAATGACGATGCGGCGGAAGGTTTCGTTCTTCTTCCACAGGATGACGACCAGCGCGATGAGCGCGATGACCGCGGCGACGATGAGCCCGATCGGGTTCGCCGTCATGGCCGCGTTCCACGCCCACTGCGCAGCGGTCCACACCTTGCTCGCCGCGCTTGCCGCCTTGGACGCCGCGGTCCAGAGCGTAGTCGCGACGGTGCTGGCGACGGTGTACGCCTTCGCAGCAAGCATGGCGCCGGCGATGCCGAGCACGCTGTACATGAAGACCTTGGCAGACGTGCTGCCACCGGTCAGCCACGAGATCATCTTGGTGGCGCGCTCTGCCAAGTCGTTCAGCACTGGCAGAAGCTTGGTGCCGACGACTTCCTGCAGTTCCGACCACATGATGCTCAGCTTCTCGGTCGCGGTCGTCTGCTTCGCCGCCGCGCCCGCGCTTGCCTTCGTGGCGGACTCGACCAGGTACGCCTGCGCTTCTTGCACCTTCCCGTGCTTGATAAGCTTCTCCGCCTGCAGCGCCTGCTCGTCGGTGATGCCACCCAACTTGCGGAGCGCGGTGATGGCCGACTCAGGCGCAGTGCCAATCGTCTTGATGGTCTTTGCCACCATGCTCGTGCTCTTGCCCGACTGCGCGGCAAGGTTCGGGATGAGCTTGGTCATGTCGACCATCATCTTCTCCGAGTTCTTGCCGAACTGGTTGAAGTCGATGGCGTTGTTGAGTTGCGCCGACCACTGTTGCAGTTCCTCGTCGCTCGTGCCCAGCGCGTTGTTGATCTTGTCGAACTGCGCGCTGAGCTTGTCGGCGTTGAAGTTCTCGGTGCCGCGCGACATGGAGTCGGCGAACATGAGCCCGACCTTCTCCGCCTCCTTCGCCTCCTCGAGCCCGCCCTTGACGAACGACACGGCAAACGCGCCAGCAGCAAGGAACCCTGCGGTCTTCATGGCAGAGCTGAGCCCACCGGACTTGCTTGTCATCTGCGTGGTGTCGGGCTTGACGTCCACGTAGACGGTGCCTGCGCTGAGCGGCATGGCTTACTCCCTGGGCTTGAGCGGGAACATCTGCTGGAGTTCCTGCATCGATGTCCCGCGTCGGTCTTCCTTGGCGCGGTGCGGGCGCGTGATCTTGAGTGGCTTAGGTTGTGGGTCGCTCTTGTCAGAGTGCGCACGGATGAAGGTGCGCGTGTTGGCGTCGATCAGTTCCGCGATCGAGGCGAGGAGCTCGTCCTTCTGGTCCCACATTGCGAGCGCCGGGTTGACGGACCGGAACAGCGCGCTCTCCTTGCTGAGACCGCGGAGCAGCACGTTCAGGCGCCGCGCACTCAACCGCTCGACCCAGACTGCGCGCGGCAGGTCGATGCCGTAGTCGCGCTGGAAGTCTGCCTCGACGGCGTCCCAGTGATCTAGGACTGCGAGGGCGGCGCCGATGATTCCGGGAGGTCCAGTTCGTACGAGTCCATCAGCGCCTCAATCAGCGCCATCAGGTCGTCGATGCTGGGACCGCAGTCGAGGAACGCGTCGGTCTGGTCGGCGAAGATCATGGTCACGATGCTGCGCACCGTGTCAAGCATCTGGATGCCGCGCTCTTCGGAGACATTCTCCTCGTCCTTCGCGCGGCGCAGTTCTGCCAAACGCAAGAAGACCGCGAAGGGGAGCTCGTGCGGCAAGTCGAAGGTCTTGCCGCCGAACACCACTTGCGGTCTCGGTCGGTCGGTCATTGCCTCGTTGCGGGCCGCGCGTGCGGCGTCAAGGTCAATGGGCATGGCTGTCCTCACTTCTCTCCGTTGCGGTGAACGGGTTGACACACCCACAGGTCGGGTTCCTGCAGGTCAGATGTTGCGGTACACGTGGGGCCCGTGGACGACCCAGAACCGCGGGGCCTAGGTGTTAGGCAGGGTGCGGAACTGGGTCGTCCTACGGGCGCCGTGCGGGCTTTGCGGATTGGACCGCTACGCCGCTACGATCAGGCCACCTCGAACGCAGCGTCGTCGGTGAAGATCGTGAACGCTGGGTTGGTGCCGTCGAAGATGGCGCCGAACGTGATGGGGAACATGGCACCCTCGTCACGCTTGACGTTCACCTCGACCGCGGTGGTGACGATGCCCTTGGGAATCCAGAGGCGGTAGTCACGCGTGCCGTCGACCCAGTCGATGACCAGCGCACGCTCGTCAAGCTCGTCCGCGTCCGGCGGCACGTACTTGTAGTTGCCGGGCGTGGGCTCGGTCAGCGTGCCGCCGCCGAAGGCGAACGGCAGCGTGTGCCAGTTCCACTGCTCCATCGAGAACTCGACCTCGAAGTTGCGGCCAGTCACGAAGCGGCGGACGTCGTAAGGCGTCTGCCACGCACGCAGCGCGCCGACGTCCTTCGAGTCGCGGAACTTCACGCCGTCCTCGGAGATGAAGCCCACCTCCACCAGGTCGGTGTCGACGGCCGCGCCCTGCACAGTCGGGGCAGTGATGGTAGCACCGGGCGTACCGACGTACACGGTGCCGCTGGCGCCGATGAGCGTCTGACCAGACGCGTTGGCGGTTGATGCGGGGGGCATAGCTTCTCCTTCTGACGGTGCGTGCGGGCACGCTTCCGGTTACGCCGCGTGGAGGAACACGCGGACACTGAACACGTACCGGTTGGTCGGCACGTTGCTGGGGTCCGGCATCCACGTCAGACCCATGATCTGCGTGATGCCGGTGACGTACGCGTTGCCGCTTGAGACGGTGACGCTTGCGCCGGTCTCGCCCTGCTCGAGCAAGGCGGCGCGAACCTGCGATGCGAGCAGACGTGCCTCGCTCTTGCTGGTGCCGTAGACGTCGATCTGAATGTCCGCGGCGTCGAGACGCATGCGCGTCACGGGGACGCCGCCGTACCGGCGCACCAGCACGAGCGGGTACTCCGGTCGCTTGGGAATGCTGCTGTACACGCGCGACCCAGAGACGTTGTCACGGATCAACTTGCCCGTGACCGCCTCCGCGTCGGGCATCACGTCGAACGCCGTCACGCTGAACCTCCGCTGTCCTCAAGCTTGAAGCCCGCCCGCTCAAGGCCGCGCCGCATGGGCGCACCGAACGGGTACTCGCTGGTGCCGAACTCGATGAAGTTCGCGCGCTTGTCCTCGGTGTAGACGCGGCCTGTCGCCTTGCCGTCCGGACCGATGCCCGCTTCCGACTGCCACGAGTCACGGTACGCGCCGGTGTCGACTGGCGCAGTCGAGCGCACGCCCTCAAGCGCCTTCTCCGCCATGTCGCCCATGTCGTCAATGAGGAAGGTGGCGCGCTGGAGCTGCTCCTCAAACATCGGGTTGGGGACAAAGTGCGACCCGGTGCCCGTCGTCTTCTTTGCTACCATCAGCCCTCCACCGCCTCAAGCGTCGCTGAGATGTGGGACGCGCCGCCGCCTGCGCGCACCCACAGTCGCGGGGCGCCAATCACGCGGCACGTCAGTTCGCTGTCGTCAGGCAGCGGCACAATCACGCGGCAGCGGTTGTCGATGCTCGCCTCAGGCGGGAGCAGCAACTCGAAGACGCGCATGACCGTCTCGCGGTCCACCTCATCCTCGCCGCTGCCGGTCTCGTTGACCAGCGCAGCAGACTCGACGCCCACCCAGGCGGTGTCGACTGTGTCGTCTTCGTCGCCGTACTCGTTGGTGTCGAGCGTGTCAGCGGGAGTCTGGATGACGACGGTCTGCTTGAACCGGCGCCTGCTCACGACGACCGCCGCAGGTGATGCAGCGCGTGCTTCTCGTCAGGTGTCAGCTGACCTGCACCCTTGACCCACGTGGTTGACACGCCGCCAAGCGACTCGTTCTCCACCATGCCGACCTCGTAGACGCGGGCCGCAACCTGCAGCGCGACGAGGCGTGCGCTTGCGTCGACGGTCGCGCTGCCGTGCGTGTAGGTGATCTTGATGTTCTGCGCGCTGGCAGGGAACACGTACCCGTCGATGCGCGTGACGATGCCGGTCTCGCCGTCCCACACGTAGTCAGTGTTCTCGACCAGCGTCTCAGGCGCGGTATCGGTGCGGTCGGTGTAGACCACGAGCGATGCGATGTCAGAGACGGGGAAGCGCGGCAGGCGGATGCGCGCGGCGCCATTGCCGTCGAGCCAGACGTCGGTGTCGGTCGCCTGGTCAAGTGGCTGCGCGCAGAAGTTGCGAACTGCCTGGCACCCTGAGTCCAGCGCGATGAGCGCCAAGTCAGAGTCAAGCGACGCCTCGCCGATCTTGGTGTAAGCGGCAAGGTCTGCGCTGCTGATGAAGGGTACGCTCATGTCCATCCGTTCCCGGAGCTTTGGCCCCACGCGTTGCCGTCTTGGCCTTGCCAGTTGTCTTGGTGCTGGGACGCCCAGTCTTCAGCGCGAGTCAGCACCCACGTGCCGTCAGGGTCTTGCGTCCAGCAATCGCCGCTTGAGTTGACCCAAGCGCCGTCTTCACGCTGCAGCCACGTCTGATCTACGCCGCTTGCCCATGGCGTGTCGCTTGTCTGCGGCCACTCGGTAGGCGGCGCAACGTCGGTCGTCCCAGGTCGCGGGAAGAACCGATCGGCCCAGTACTTCGGGCTGAAGTACTTGGAGACGAACACGCGCGACCTCAGTCCATGTCGAGGACGATGTTCGTCCGGTTACCGTCTTCGTCCACAGTTGCAATGATCCGGTCAGCGTCGTCCGCGTGCGCGCTGCGGAATGTGATGGTCGTCGTCTCGGCGCCCGACACCTTGCCGGCGGTAGCAGCGGCAATGATGCGCAGCGCCTGGCGCAGCGTCATTCCCGACTCGATCGACTCGTCCATCACCTCAGCAGCGACCTCGCTCGCAGTCGGGAAGTCTTGCTGCTCGGCCACAGTCAGCGTCGCCGCAAGCGTACCCGTTGCGCGCATGGTCGCCGTTGCAGCGCCGTCGCCTTCAAGCTCAGCGGCCACGTTGGCAAGCGCGCCAAGCGCACCACTCAGGTTGCCGCTTGCGGTCAGGTTGGCGGCAAGCGCCAGTTGCGCCGACGCAGAAGCGGACAGCGCGCTTGACCCAGAAAGCGTAGCGATGATCGACGCGATGACCGACGCGTCTACCGTGACGGTTGCGCCCGCTGTCAGTGCAGCGACAATCGCCTTACCGCCCGCCATCGAACCCGACACTGTTGCCGTGCCTGTGATTGTGCGCGATCCGATGCCGCCTGAGCGTATCGGTCGGTACAGCGACGCCGGCGTTCCGTCGTAACCGTAAGGCACCCCGCTCTTGCCGTCGTTCCAGCCCGCTTCGCCAAAGAACCTATTCTGCCAGCGGGCACCGTACCACCACTTGCACGACTGTTCCATGTTGCCGTTTGTCGTGGAGTAACGACCGGATGCGCTGACAGTTCCGCGAAAAGCCGCGGCTTCAACAAAGTGGCCATACAGCAGCATGCTCAGCTCCACGCAGCTTCGAGCGAACCCCAGAAGTTGGAGGACGCCGCAACTGCTGCCCCAGCGTAGAGCAGCGGAACAATGCACGCGCCGTCCTGCACGCGAGGTAGCGACGGCAACTGGTTCATCAAGTCGCGTTCGCTCATCACGTTGTTGGCAAACAGTGGCACGGTTGCAAGCGGGCGGCAGATCACAAGGCGCGCGGTTGACGCGGACCCGGACGCGGCGCTCAGCTTGAAGTAGTTGTAGCGTCGGACGCCGTAGTCACCGGCGGCAAGCGGGAGGAACGGGCCAAAGTTGTTGGCCGAAGTTCCTGAGTGAGAGATGTGCGGCGTGATTGCCGACGCGGTAAACGAGACGGTACCGGGGTGGACAGCGGTGTTGTTGTCCTGGTCCACGTACTCGGTGCCCGTGCCTGCGCCGCTGTCCAGGTTGTGCGCTGTGCTGCCTACGGTTGACGCCACAGTGACAAACGATCGCAAGCCCGCACCAGTTGTGTAGCGCGTTAGCGTGTTGGTATTGGTCAGTGTCTGCCGCGTCGAGACGTTCATGTCGATGCCCGGGTAGTACAGGCACATGTCCACGAACATCAGGATGGCGGGCACACCAGTACCCGCCGACGTGATCGCCGCCGCGTTGATGAGGTGCTTGGTGTCAGGTGTCACGTTTCCGCCGTGGTACATGCCGAACCCTGACGACTCGTCTGGCACCTGCGCGGCGAGCGCGGTTCCTGAGTACGTGTTGGCAGGCGGGTTGCCAGCAAGCGTGCTCAAGTCGTACCAACGACCTGCGGTGTATGCCGCCGCACCGGTGATCTTGTTCCAGTCGTACCGGTTGATCTTGCCGTTGGTGGACACTTCGTTGATGAAGTCGTCCATCGAAGTGAAGCCCATTGTCAACTCCTGATTGTGGTGATGTAGCCCGACGAGATGCGGCCTGCAGTTACAGAACCGTTCGGCAGGCGAAGCAACGACAAGTACGCGCCTTGCTCTATCTTTGGTAGACGAGGATAGTGCGGCGTTTCTGACCCGACGCCGCTCTGCGCTTGCAGCCAGGATGCGATGGGTCGAACCAGAACAATCGCCGCAAGCCCGTCTGCCACAGACGAAACAGTAACAGACTCGATTGAGCGAATGCCACTGTCTCCGGACTGAAGCGGAATCCAAGGCGTGAAGCGCGTTGCGGTACCGTCAGTAGACGTCATCACTTGGCCCGACGCTGTAGGCGTTGTGGTTCGGTGAGGTTGAGACGTCCTGCCGGACACACCGTCTTGATTTGTGTACGACATGGTGAACAAGCAAGTAGTCGACGCCACAGACTGCGCAACCATGTACGCGCGAAGTCCCGCGCCAGTTTGGTAGCGCGGCAGCGTGATGTCGTTGACCATCTCCTGCACGTCAGTAGTGCCGGTCTCGATGAACGGGTAGTACATCACAACGTCATTCAAGAACATTGTGATTGGTCCTTCACCTGTTCCTGAAGCTGTGAAGTGGCCAGTCTCAAGCAAGTGCTCGCTGAAGTTTCCACCGTCCGCGCCCCAGTGCCTGATGCCTCGGTTGGCGTCAAGCGTTGCCGCCTCAAGCGGCGCAGACGCGTAGTAGTTCGGCGGCGGGAACCCTGGTAGCATGCTGTCGTCGTACATCTGACTGGCAACACCGGCAGTCATGGTCTTGCGCCACGTTGACCAGTGCAGCTTTGCAGGGTCGATGTCACCGTGACTGGTGAACCCGGCCATGCTTACTCCTCAGTGACGGTCAACTGGTTCGGCGCGATCTGCGGCTGAATGCCGGATGACACGTTGAGCGTGGCGGACAGCGCGCCCTTGTAGAGGATCTGCCCGGCGCCTGACGCTGCAGTGCCGATGCTGATGTGCGTGATGGCCTCACTACCTGACGTGCACTGCGGGAACTGGATCAAGTCATCGTTGCTTGCCGTGCTACCGCTGACGTCCCAACCGGCAGAAGAACGCGCAACTGCCTGCCGAGAGTAGCTTCCGTAGGCACATTCGCTTGTGGTCTGCAATCCGCCTTCGCCTGGGTCCGCGGTGTGCAGCGCCAAGTACAGGTCGGTGTTGGCATCCCACGAGTACTCGGTTGCCTGGAACGTCTTGAGAATGACGTCGTTCTCGAACGTGTTGCCCTTGCTCATGTCACGCCACCGCCGATACTGTCACGACCGGCGTGCCCGCCGAGATGCACTTGACGACGCCGCCGTGCGGCATCCTGAACCGCTTGAACCCAGGTCCAACGACCGGGTAGTTCTCGTCTGCCGCCGCAACCGGGTCCACGCCGTCGAGTCGCACGTAGACGACCGCGCTCGTGTGGACAGTGACGTCGACATGTGACGCTGACACGTCGGTCAGCGTGAACGTCGACACCGTGCTGGCGACCAGCGTGTTGGTGTCTGCCTTCGCAGCCATGCTTGCTCCTTGGAAGTTGGGGAGAGGTCAAGCGACCTGCCCCGCGCACAACGACTTGGAATCGCTGTGCGCGAGACGGAACGCTTGGGCTCAGGTCTCGATCCAGACGTCGACGACAGCAGCGCCGGTCAAGGCATCGGACTGCGCGACAGAGAGGTAGAGACCAGTGCCGAACGGCCATCCACCCGAAGACGAGTCGGTTGCGGCGAGGGCAGCGTTGGCCTCGTCCACACCCGGCATACCAACGGGCTTGGCCGCGATGTCGGTGACACTGTTCGAGTTGGTGAACAGCGTGTTGCCCGACGCCGAGTCGGCCTTGATCGTCAGGTCAGTCGTGACCGGCGCCGATGCGTGGTAGTCCACGGCGATGGCGCGGACGAAGCCCGGGCGACCGAGGGTCAGGGTTGCGGTGGCGGTGGCCGAACCGGCGGAACCGGTCGTGGTCAGCGTCACGCGGTGCTTGCGGATCATGCGTGTCTCCTGTTCGTGGTGACGAGCGCGAAGCTCGCGCACACGTCGGTGGGAAGGTAGGTGGTACGGCGGGGCGTGTGACCCGTGCGGGTAAGCCAGTCACGCCCGCCCCGCCGCATCACGCTTATGACAGCGTCAACTCGCAGAAGGCAAGCGGCGCAGGCACACCGAGAGCGAGACGCTCTTCGATGAGCACGGCGATCTTGTTCTTCTTGAAGTAGTCGCTGTGGCTGTCGCTCGTGCGGACGACGGTGCCGCCGTTGCGCGCGATGAACGCGCCCTGGCGGAACGCGCCGACGAGGACGGTGCCAGCGGTGATCTGCGTGCTGAGCACGACAGGGCGACCCCACAGGGTCGGGCCAACCGCAGCAGCGAACGGGCCAGCACCGATGTACCGGTCGTTCTGGTCCTTGCTCAGGGCGAGGGGCTGCCAGTCGGTCGGGTTCATCACGAAGGCGTCAGCCTGGTACCCGCCGGCGGTGAAGCACTTGTCCATCGCCTTGTAGGCAGCGTCTGCCAGCGTGTCGGTGCCCTGCGCCTGGGTGCTCGTGGTGCGAGCGAGGAAGCCGAGCAGCGACGGGTTCGTGCCCGTGCCGTCGATCAACTCGTTCTCCACGACCTGGCGCAGACGGTACCGCATGCGCTGGTCGACAAAGCCCGCCATGAACGGCGCGTCTTCCAGCGTCTGACGGGTGATGGCCGCCATACCGGCGATGACCTCGACCTCGTCCGTGACCTGCGCGCCGGCAAGGGTGAAGTTCCCCTTCTCAGCGCCCTCGAGCGCACCAGCGATGGTGTCGGTCTCGGAGGTCTCGGTGTAGTAGGTCACGGCGGTGGCGCCGGTCGCGATGCTCGGGATCAGGTCCTCGACGCCCAGCGGGTACTGGGAGAGGGGCTCGATCTGGTTGACGCGCTGCGGCACAACCAGGTTCGGGAGCGCCGTGGTCAGGTCGACCGCGGTTGGCTCAGCCTTGAACTCGAACGACTCCGACGTGCCACGGAACCCGTTCTTCTGCGCGGCCTTGAACTGCTCGGACTCGGCGAAGGCCTGTCCCAGCGTCTTGCCGGCGTACCCCTGCGAGGAGGGCGTCAGGTCGTCTCCAAGGGCGGCGCGCAGTTCGCGCTCTTCCTTGATGGACTTCCGCATGCCCTCGATCGCCTCGACGCGACCGGCCAAGTCTGCCCGCTCTTCGTCGCTGAGGTTCTTGCGGCGCGAGATGTCCCGCGCTTCCTTCAGTGCAGCCTCAAGCTGCAGTTCCTTCGGGGTCACGAGTGTGACTCCTTTCCTTGTTGCTGACTTCGTCGTCTGAACACCAAGCGGGCTTGGTCCGGTCAGCCTTCGTCGTCAGAGTCTTCGGCGAGGACGGCGTCGATGCGCAGCTCATCCTCAATGGCGGCAAGGCGCGCGTCAAGCGCCTCGAGTGTGATGGGGTCAGGCTCGTCGGTCTCGTCCTTCTCGTCGACCTCGTCAACCTCGCTGGTGCCGTCTGGCTCCTGCTCGAGTTCGGCGTCGGACTCGTCAGTCACCTCGACCTCGGCGTCAGCGTCGACCGCAACGTCCTTGGTGTCGGCGTCGGCGTCCTTCTCCTCGGGGGCGTCGAGCGCGCTGAGCACGTTCTGGATCGCCTTGCGCCCGAGGTCTAGCGCGTCCAGTGCCTCGCGCAGCCCGGTCTCGTTCTTGGCGCTGAGCACGCGGCCCGCCTTGAGCGCCGACTCCATCGCCTTCGCGGCGACCAGACGCGTCTCGCTGTTCGCGCCCTTGAGCGTCGGCCCCGCTTCGATGAGCGTCAGGTCCAGCAGTTCGTTCGCGCCGTCCGCTGCCTTCTGCTCGTCGAGCACGTCATAGGCAAACGAGAACTCGCGCACCAGTCGCTTCTCCATGAGGCGGAACGCCTGGTCCGCAACTGGGTTGCCCTCGTTGATGTGAACCTTGCCAGTCAGTTCAAGGCCCTCGTCGGTCTCGACCGCCTTGCTCGCGTCCCACTCGCCGATGTGCGACATGGGGTTGGACCAGTCGTGCGACCAGATCATGGGGATAGGGTCGCCGCTGTCCTTGTAGTCCTGCAGCGCCTTGGAGAACGCACCCTTGACGACGCGGTCACCGACCAGGTCAACGTTGCCGAAGACGCTCACGATCGCTGTGACCTCACCGGTTGGTGCGCCGTCGGCGTCCTTGAGCATCTTGACTCGGGTCTTGAACTGCTTGGTGTGCATCACGCTCTCCCTACGTCGAGGACGCACTGACATTGCGCGGTCTCTTCTTGGTCACCGGACGGGTCGCCGGGGTACATCAGTCCGTTGCTGAATGGCTCGCTGAGCTTGACGGTCTCGCCGTCCAACTCGGGGTGCCGCGAGTTGTCGGTCGTCACGACCCACGTCTTGGTCGCCGTGCCGGTCTGCTTCGCTGCCGACTCGCGCGCGAACGAGACCAGGTTGGTGGCCATGCCCTTTGCGGTCTTCAGCGCGATGCCGCTCAGCGCGGTGTTGAGCGCGGCCTCGTCAACCTTGCCCTCATCGTTGGTGTGGCGCTTGACCGCGTCCTCAGCGAAGGCGGTGACGTTGCGCGCGGTGTTCTCCGCGGCGGCGTCGAGGTAGTGCTCGGTGTAGTCCTTGTCGAACTCGCCGCCGAGTTGCGTCGCCTTGCGCGTTCCCTCGGCGATGACAATGCGCTCAAGCACGGGGCGCAGGTCCTGCTTGATCTCCCGCTCCCAGCGCGCGTCCGCCTTGAAGCCTCGCGACTTTGCCGAGCGCAGCACGCGGTCGAACGTCTTCATCAGTTCGGACTCGATGTCCTCGACGTACGTGTCGCGGCGGCGCACGACAGCGCGGTCGGGTGCGGCCTTGCGGCCACGCGCCTTGGGCTCGTCTTCGCTTGGCGCCGGTTGGTCCGTCGCGCCAGCGCCCGTGTTCGGCGCGCCGGGTTCGCCGGGCTGTTCGCTCTCGGGCACAGCAGGCGCGTCGACAGGCGGTGGGATGACCTCGTCCGAGACACCCTCGGTCGGTGCGCCGACTTGCTCTGCGGCCCATGCCGGCGAGACGATGCCCGCCTGCACCAGCGCCGGCAGACCGACTGCAGCAAAGTTCGCCGCTTCCTCGTCGTCCAGCGGAGGCAGGTCCATGATGGCGCGCCACTCGTTGACTGTCATCCATGGTTCGCCAACCGCAAGCGCGGCGATCTGCGCCTGCTCCATGAAGGAACCGCGCAGCTTCGCGTCGAGGTTGAACTCGAAGTACAGGGGCTGAGCGGCGTTGCGCTCGTCCGGGCTGAGAAGCTGACGCTCAAGCGACTGCATGATGAACGTCATGCGCGGCGCGAGCGTGTTCCGGTACAACTGCCGGTTGTACTCGGTGATGGAAGCGTAGGGCGCGTCGGTGATGCCGAGCATTGCGGGCGACACGCGGTAGGTGTTGGCGACGATGCGCGTTGTCAGTTCGCGCGTGGCAACGTACTCCTCGCTGCGCATGCTGATCTGGTCGGACTTCCAGGTCATGCCCTCTTCAAGGAGGAGCGGGCGACCAGACGACGCGCCGCCGGTGTGCCTGTCCTCGAGTTGCGAGAGGAAGCGGTCACGCGCGAGCGGCGACCAGTCAGGCGCCTCAAGCGGGCGCTCAATGACACCGGCGTTGCGCATACCGTTCTTGTAGAGACCCTCGCGGTACTCGCTGCCGGCGACGTCCTCAGCAATGATCTGCTTCAGCGCCTCCATCGCGGACATGCCGCGCGCGCTGCCGTACCCGTGTAGGTAGAGCACCTCGCTGCGCGGCAGGTCGATGAAGCCACCGTCAGTCTTGCGGACGCGGAACACTGTCGGGCCAAGGTTGTCCTCGGCGATGATCTCAACGCTGTCCGGGAACAGGCGCGTGATGTACCATCCGCCGTTGACGACCTGCTTGCGGTAGAACGCGACGTCGAAGATCTCCAGGTCGGTGACCAGGTCACGCATGAACTCGAACTGCGAGTACTCCGGGTTCGGGTTCTCCAGCGCCTTTGCGGCAGGGTGGTCGGTGACGCGCTCGCGCTGCTCTTCGGCCACGCGCTGGTACACGTTGATCGGCACCTGCGCCATGTTCTCCGCGATGAACGCAATGACCTGGCGGACGGCGGGCTGCGACCGGTAGATGTTGAGGTAGGAGACGAACTGTCCACTGTACGTCTGGACGCCGCCCGAACTGCCACGCCACTGCTCTTCCTGAATCAGCGCCTTCTGCTCGCGCTTGGACGCGCCGAGGTTGAAGAACGCACGGATGCGGCGCTCAGCCATCGTTGCTCCACATGTCTTCGGGACCCCGCTCTTCGTAGATGCTTACGCGCTTGCGACCGCGTCGCATCGCTCCGTCCAGTGCCATCACGCCGGCAACGAGTCCGTCAATGCGACTCGCGCTCCGTGTCTTGCTGAACTTCAGGTTCTCTGCGCTGTCCGTCTCACCGCCCGCGTTGTCCGCCATCCAGGTCAGGACGGCGTTGTCGCTCGGGATCAGTTGGTGCGCGACGATCAGGCGCACGAGTTCCTTCGTTGGCGGGCTCATGGTCGCGAACCCCTGACCGACCTTCACCATCGTGAATCCGTCGTCTTCGAGTTCGCTCGCCAACTGGGTCGCGCCCCACCGGTCGTAGGACACGTCGACCAAGTCGTACATCTCCGCGTACTCGCGCAGCGCGGGCTTGACTGTCTGGTCGTAGTCGATGACGGTGCCGGGCGACAGGTGCAGGTGACCTTGCTCGACCCACGTCTCGTAGGGCGCGTGGTCTCGCAGACCGCGATCGCGCAGCGAGTCTTCCGGCACCCAGATCTTCGGGACCCATGCGTGCCTGCCGTTCGGCAGCACGAAGTCCAGCACCAGCGCGGTCATGTCCGTCGTCTTGCTGAGGTCGAGACCGCCGAAGCAGCGCATGCCCTGCAGTTCCGGCACGGGCTGCTCGGCGCACCAGTCCCAGTCTGGCATCGGAATGATGCGCTTGGACTGGCCCACCCACTGGCAGAGCATCAGCGTGCGGAACGAGTTCTGCGCGGACGGTTGCCCGATCGCCTCGTTGCACTTGCGCTCGTAGTAGGTCAGGTCGACTGTCTCGCCCATCGAAGGCGCTGCGCGCTTCCATGTGTCGGGCGACGTCCAGTCGTCCTTCTCGTCGACGGTGTAGCAGACACCGAGGAAGGTCGGATCAGCCAGCGCGCCAGACGCTATCTGCCTTGCGTACTCGCGCTGCTCGAATGCAACAGACGTCCTGTCCCAACCTGCGGTGGTGATTGCAATGATGAGCGGTTGCAGTCGCGAACCTTGCGCCGTCGTCAGCGCGTCCCACAGCACGCGGTTCGGTTGGGCCATGAGCTCATCGAACACGAGGCCGTGCAGGTTCAGACCGTAGAGCTTCTTCGTCTCGGAACTCAACGCGCGCAGTTCGCCGCGGTCTTCCGGGATCAGAATCTTCTTGGTGCTGTTGTAAATGACGCTGCGCTCGGCGAGTTCCTCGTCGGTCTCGACCAGCGCGCGGGCCATGCCGTACGCGATGCTCGCCTGGTCCTTGTCTGCCGCGGCGAAGAAGACCTGGGGCGCAGCTTCGTTGTCAGCGTACGCCAGCAGCAGCGCGAGCGCCGCGCTGAACGTTGACTTGCCGTTCTTGCGCGGGACCTCGAGGTAGACCTGGCGGATGAGGCGCACCCAGACCTGCTCGCCGTCCGGCGTGAGCATCGCGTCGCCGTCACCGTCTACGAACGGGATCACCCATCCGAAGACGTAGCGCACCAACCTCTCCTGCCAGTGGCACAGTCTGAAGTGGTTCCCCGCCCAGCGACCCTCGAAGTAGTACAGGCGCTGGATGAAGTCGACCGCGTGCTGCGCTCGCTCGGCGTCGAAGCGGGCGCCTATCGGCGCGCCGCGAGGCGGGACGAGCAGGTCAGTCGCGAGCGCGTCTTGACCGTTGAATGCGCCGTAGGTGTGGATGAACGGTTCTACCTCGGGCACGCGCGGCTTCAGCGCGAAGAGCGCCGGCGGCGGTGGCGAGTAGTTGTCCGCGCGCCTCGCGTCAACGTGCTTGCCGGCGCGTGCTCCGCTCTTCTGACCAGCGCGCTCGGCACGACCTGCACGGGTCGTCGGCGCGGCAGTGGCCATGGGTCAGTGTCCTCGTCCTCGGTTGCTGTGGGCGGCGTCGGCGCACGCTAGGCCATTAGGGTAATGTGACCCTCCAGCCCACCCTCCGCTACCGGGTCCGGTTGCGCTGCGCGCTCGATCGGTGCGCACG